CTTGTTGCGCTGTCGATTGTGCGCTGTGTGATCTGTTTGGCTTCCTCGTAACTAAAGTCATAGCTACGATTCATCTTTTGATCGACATATATGACGTGCGCCGTCCAACTCGTGTCGAAGTTGTCTTCCATACACGCCAATGAGTACGCCGCGAGTTGCTCGCGGTAGTTCCGCACTTGGCCTGTCTTGATGTCGGCGACCCACTTCTCGGCTTTACAGACCGCGTCAGCCGTGCCGAGCTTACTAAGTCCAGGAACTGCCATCGCCAAGTACTCTTCGCGAGTCTCGATGAAGGATCCTTTTGCAAGGCGTGTTAGTTCCTCGACTCCGTAGGAGATAGCACCGGCGTCTTCGCCGACTATTGCAACGTCATTTTCTGCCGATATCAGATTTCGGATCGCAGCGTCTACCGCTGTTCCGCGCTCTGCTGCCGCACTCGTGCCGCTTGCGCCTTCAAATAAGGCGCACTCTGCAAGCTTGGGCAGGCTGCTAGGTGATATTTCTTTACTCATTTTATTTCAATTCCTTAAGGTATAAGTGCCGTTACAAATAATGGGTATTATTTGTCACGAGTTCGCCTTTCTCCACTCGATAGCCGTGTTGACGAACTGATCGACGCGAAGCGCAACGCGGTGCAGATACTCTGGTGCGCAATCGCGCCACGTCTGTTCGCTCGTCAAGACGCCGCGACCGAGCAGGAACTGATTGACCGCGCCTTCGTGCTCTGCGAGCCGTGCTTGCCATCCGACCATTTCGTCGGTTACGACGATATGGTTCGGCGTTGCAACGGCCTCGAACAAGTGAGCAACCGATGCCCACTCCAGCGGTAGTTCCTCCGATAGGCCGGATCGCGTCTTCGCATCGTAGGCCGCGCTGTGCGTGGTTAACAAGATGCGTTCTTTTCCGCCAATGCCTTTGCCCTTGCCGCTGTCGCTTGTGCTTACCTTTGTCTTGAATCTCAAAAACCAAAGTTCGTCCGCGAACTCCTTGAGTAGTGGTGAGCTTTGTTTGCTTAACTTCAACTCGTATCGGTCGTAGGCCGCGAGTGCGTCTGGTGCTTCAAATCGCACTATTTTCGAGTGCGCGATAAGAACCACGTTCTTGCCGGCGTCGATGAGTTGGTCGATGCTGGACAGCATCCGGCTCATGCGCTCCGCTACCATCACCCATCCCTTACCGAATCCAAAGTCTTCGACGCTAGTCTTCTTGGTGCTGGCGAGCAGGTCTTCAACGCACAGGCGTTCCGCCCAATCTGCCGAGTCGATGACTACGGTTTTATAATCGGTCGCTTTGGCCTCAGCCAATGCGTCCGTGAGTTGCTTCCAGCTGTTGATCTCGCAGCGGTCAACGTCAAGATGTGACGTGCCTTGCTCGATGTCCAAGAACAACGGACGTGGGAACTTGGCCGCGAATGTGCTTTTTCCTACGCTCTCCACTCCGTAGATGACGACGCGCTGGGCGCGTGTTTGCTTTCCTTTTGTTATTTTCATTTTCTATTTTCCTTTTTGTTGTGCTGCGAATACGGCCACAGCGAGTGCCGCCCACGAGTGGGATTTGATGCCGTATGTTGGCCCCGGCTTGGCCTTTGTTCCCTGCGGCCCGACTTTGTCGATCAAGGCTTGCCTAATGTTGGCATCCTTGGCTCGCATCGTTCCACAGAGAAAAAGTTTAATGTCTTTTCTGAAAATTAGTTCCACGTCCACCCGTGCAACTTCGATGAAGCGTCCGATCCAAACGCACGTCTCGAATGTGCTTGCGCCTACCGCCATGCCGTAGCTGGCGATCATCTCGCAAGCGCAACGATCGTATTCGCGACCGATGAGAACTTGGCGGATCTCGGCATTCGGAAGGTGGCCGTGGTCAACTATTTTTTGTTGGTCGAATTGGACGAACGCGGTGTGGGTCGTTCCTGGATCGAGTGAGAGTATCATTTTTTAATGCCCTTGTTTTTATTTTGTCTGCTGGGAGTGCTAAGACGTCGCAGATGCCTTGGAATGCTTTTGACTTTATAAAGTGGATCGCTGATTCGCGGTCGAGTTCCTGATGCTCATTTAGCTGTCTGCTCAAAAAGACCTTCTCGCTTTGCAGATCGGCAACGGTCTGTTGTATCATCCCACACAATAAATTGCGCGTAAAGGTGCATTCCGCGTCATGTAGTTCTTCGGCGGTCACTAGCGGCGCTCCCGTTTGATCTGGCGGTTCATCCACCATTTGCGGGTTTGCTCCAGCTCGCAGGTTGCTTTGATGTTGCCGATTAGGTATCCCCCTATGAACGAGCAGATCATGCAGGTAGCGAAGATGGCTAAGAAGGTTAGTGGTTCCATATATAAAAATTACTTAACGACAACGCAGTTGATTCGGCGGTCGTGCCGGATGGAGGGTTGAGTTGTTCCAAAGCGTTTGGAGACTGTCTTGCCAGTTTTGATCCAGATAGATGAGCAGTCTTTGGTTTGATACTTTGCGCCGATTTCTAGTTCTTTGATTTTCATTTTCTATTTCTATTTTTGTTTCTTCGTCAGCGGTCTTCGCTTTCGATGGACAAACATTCTTTCATCTCCGCAAAGATGAAAAGAAAAAAAATCGCGAAGTGCGAAAATAAATCTGTGGAAAAAGTCTTTACAAGCACGCTCAACCAATGCTGGAGCGGCTCTGCGGGCTTATTTTATTTTAAGATCGGGCGGTATAAATTTACCGAGCGAACGCCTTGATTCGTCTGAATCATTGTTTTTTTGACTTCCAGAATGCCTTTTCTGACGGCCAATTCAACTCGGCAGCCTGTCGATGCTATTGTTGTTTTGGATTCGTCCGAAATAGCTCGGATGCTCTTCCATCCTTGCTCCGAAAGCTCTTTCTCGCTTTCGACTTTTGTCGTTTCGTAGAAAGCCTCCCATGCTTTTTCTACATTGGCAACAGCCACGGCTGATTTATTTTTCGTTCGCATAAATTTACGGTAATGGAATTGTCCTTGTAATGCCCGAACGCAAATCCCTGCGACCATGCGAATGTAGCTCTGCGCGTCGAAGCGTATTCCATATCGAAACGGGCCAGCATTCCTACGCAGTAGCCGCTTGCGCCTTCGAGCGTGCGTGCGCGTTCCCAGCCGACTCGGTGCAGGTGAGCCAGAACGCATTGCCCATATGTCTCCGCGTGGTCGCGGATCGCTTGCACGTTGTACATATAGCCGTGGATAAATTTGCATCCACCTAGTTCGTAAAAGCTCCGAATATGATACGGGTATAATTTTGCTTTTAATTCCTTCGCGGTCTTTTCGATGGCTTGGATCGTGAGCGTAGCGGCGTGAGCCGCTAGAGCGTTGGGAGAATTGGCGAGTTTGTAGAGCCGGGCTTCGTGGTTGCCGTAGAGAATGTGTTGCGGACGTAGTTCGTGCAGGAAATCGATACCGGCGGAAAGATCGTCGCTGATGCTCGCGGCGCGGTCGCTTGAGTTCGGGTCGGAGATAGCACCAGAGCGAAACGCTGCTAGGTCTAGGAAGTCGCCAAGATGGATGGTCGTGTCTGGTTTCCAGCGTTCCTTGAACAAGAGGACGGCCTTGCGTGCCTCTGGGTCTATTTGATCGCCATGAGAGCACCCGACCGCCATCCATTTTTTCCATCCCTTCATATCAGCTCTGGAATGTTTCGGTCACTCCGTTCCTTCCATATCCAAGCACGGACGGCCTCCATAGTGTCTTCGTCGAGTTTTGCAAACTCGCCGCATTCGTGTTTTAAGGCGCTCCGAAGCTCTTGGTCGATGTCATCAAGCAGGATTAAAATATCAAGCCCTTTGCAGGCCACCTCGTGCTCGTATCGCTCGGTTTCGTCAAATTCAAGTATCAGTTTCATGCTTCTTCGTCCTCCTCTTCTTCTTCTGCGTCTGGGAATAAAATGCTGAATGAGTCGCCCGCTAGTCCTTCGACGGCGTATTTGTTGCCGAATACAAACTCCCCGTGCATGGTCTCCCCGCCTTGTTCCCATGATACGATGGTAAATCCGCAATCATAATGCTCGGACAGGATGCGCTTCGCTTCCGCAAGTGCCTCCGTGCGCTCAGACTCAACCGTCGGTTGTTTTCGTTTTTTCAAGCAAGAACGTCTATTTTTTTAGATACTCGGTTTCGTAAATTGGCGAGCATATCGCGCTCGGTCATTCCCTTCGCCCAATGCGGACGCATCTGATAGTGCGGTTCGTCAACAAATTTCCAGTCGCCGCCCCATTCAAGGCCAAGGCTTTTGCCAAGCGTGCCGAGTTCGTGATACAGCGGGTGCTCTCCGCAATATTCTTTGCCGCGAAAAATACCGATATCGAAAGCGATGCCGAAATTATGATTTGAGTGGCCAGCAGACGCCATCGTGATTTTCTTCCCTGGGGTTGTGCGGCCCCGCGCATAGATCGCATCTTGCTCCATATAGGAGCGGGTTCCGCTGATAATCTTCACGTCGCAACCCACCTTTGCAGCGATGACCTTTGCAACGCCTAGAAAGGCGCGTGCGGCCTTTTGAGCTTCGGGGTGGAGCGTTGCTAGGTTTATCTCGCTTCGCTCGTCGAACGTCATTTTTTGAGTCCTTGGATATCCGGCAGTTGGTAGCAGAGAGTTCCGTAGTCAGTCTTCAAACAGACGGACGGATTTTGAAACCCAGAGCATGAGGTGAGAAACGCCATGCCCAAGAACGCAAATGAAAGCAAGACCATCCAGAGTGCAATTTTTCGAGCGTTCATTTTTCCTTTCGGAAGATTTCGATGAGTCCGATTATCGCCGCAAGTGCCGAGCCGATGGCATCCCACCTAGACGGGTCTAGGCTTATGCCCACCAAGCTGCCGATGATTGCAATCCCGCGAATGGTGGACGGTTCCTTCAATTTAGAGAGTAGTGTTTTCATGGTTTTTTTGCTTTCAACATTTTATACAACGAGACCGCACCGATGCAAATTCCGAGCAATAGAGAAGCGATGCGAAGCCACGCCTCGACTTCGGAGAAGGATATGAGCACCGCCATTGCTGGTGCGCTCGTTCCAATGAACGTATGAAAAGCATGGCTGTCCATTAGCTCAATCCGCCTTGCGAAATCAATTCTTCGGTAAGTGTGCATGGTTGAAGGATTATCGTGCTTCGTTCGCCGCCGGTAGTTAGTTCGATCTCAATCTCGGTAGTTACCGATGTGGCGTTGAGAAGCAGATCGCGCACGCCGAACGTGTTAAAATCGACGGCGGCGGTCTTGCCGGGTGCTGCGGTCAAGCCGCTTTGCACCTCCAAAGTTGGCAAGTCGGTAAATCCCTTGTTGCCGCCGAAATTAATATCGTAATAACTGTTCTGAACTCCGACAACGGTCGCGTTTCCTGTGCCGATGCTGTCAAGTGCTTGCAAAGCCGTTTGCAGTTGCGCGGCGGTTGTGCTTGCGTCGAGCGGATCGGTCTGCCGAAGGACGGTTGTGGCAATGCTGCCTGTCGTCACCGTGCCTGTGCCGGTCGTGATCGCGACTGCGCCTGCCGTTACGCCTAACAAAAACTCGGTGGTCTGTGGAATTGAGCGAACGAAATATTGCACGCCTGCCGTGTATCCGGTCAACGCCGTGAAGCCTGTTAAAACCACAGGCTGGGCGAGCGTCAGTCCGTGGTTAGTTGCCGAAATGAATACGCCGTCTGTGACCGTGCTAGCGATATCCACGTTGTAGCTCGGAGCCGTTAAGCGGAAACTGCCGAGATACGGAGCGCGTGAAAATGATAGACGCTGGATTTCGTTGTTGAGTGTCGAGCCTGTTACCGTGGTTGCCACGCTGACCGTCATTGCCGTTCCGAGATCAGTCCACGTTGGCTCGTAGACTGCTGGAGCAAGGCGAAGCTGAAGCTCTTGAATTTCGGCGTTGGTGGCGTCTCCTGCGATGCGCTCGTCGATGAGAGCGGTCGTGGTTGGAATTAACCTGGCAAAGTTGCCGGTGATCGCGCCTTGAGTGCCTGCCGAGTTAAACGAGACAACGAAGTTTGTTGCCATCGTGCCGTCTACGGTGACCGATCCTGCGGCGGTGATCGTCGAGAGTGAATTGAGAGCGGACGAGATCGCGCCTGCGGTCGCGCTGAAGCCTATTGCCCCGCTTGTCTGGCCTCCGAAGGAGAGAGTAAACGTGCCGGATGCTGGGACGCCTGTGCGGCTTCCTACGCCAAATTTTACGCTAGTTCCGGTGTAGTCGATCACGTTGAACGGAGTCGTTATGTTGCCCGTTGCCTCCAGAAAATACAAATTGATCGCGCCGTTGTCGCCCTTGACGAAGCGTTGCGTTGTAGCCGGGGCAAGACTCGTCAAGCTCGTCGCCAGCCTGCGGTTCGTGGTGTCAATAAAAAGATCGCGTGCCATTTATTCGGGTGTTTTGTCAACAGCTTGCCACTTGCCTATCGGGCAGGCTTCTGTTGCCATGCGGAGCTTTGCCCAGGTCGAGCACCCGCACTTGCGGCAGCGGCCCGTGCCGTTTAACGCATTTGCATCCCACTCTGGACAAGCGCGGCACGTTGCTTCGCGACTGGCGAGTGCTTCTGGTGGCGTTGTCGCGAAGCCTGCGCGAGCGAAGCGATGCGCGGCGTTGCCGAAGCGGTGCGCGGCGTTGCCGAAGTGTGCGAGCATTTGGGCGCGGCGTTCGGCGATGTGTGGCGGGAGCGTCATGTAAAGACAAGGTTGGGAGGAGGAACTGCTGCATACAGATCGCCAGTTAAATACCAATACACATATTCGCCTTCGCCGTTTATTGTAAATGTCCCGTTTTGCGTTGGGGCTTCTGTGCAAACTTGACCATCACCCCAAGCTGCAAGTCCGCTACCATCATAATTAATGTAAGTCTGGGATAAGCATCCGGTTGTTCTGTCGTAAACAAGTTCTACAAAAAAATCAACCTCTTCTGGGTCGTTATAGAAAACCGCGTACCATGCATCAAATCCGAAGGTTGGGTTATAGTTGGGTATAAAAGTATCTGCAGAATACCCAAGAATTGTCACCGTATCAATCGTTGCGTTTGCAACAAGCTCACGAAGTGCCTGCGGGATCGAAATTACGAAGCACTCCTCACACGGGTTACAACACGCGCAATTCACAGCGCGAAGGCCGCCGTCGGTTTTTGTCTTGATCAAGCCAGCTGGTGTGCGGCCTAGGATCATGGGCATTCCTCGGTTGCGATCCATTGGATCACGCCGGTTATCGCTCCGAGTACGTATGTGCCCGACGCTGGAGGGTCTGGTAAATATGTTTTCCAAGACATCTCTCCGTCCTCCGAAGCGAGCACATTGTTCCCTTCAATGATCGCAGGTATTTTGAGTCTTCGCCCTTGGTGGCCGTTTGCGCCTGCAAACTCTTGGACTAAAGTTGCGTCAGCGTCCAGCGCGGCCATAACGAAATTCTTGTCGAGGTCTTCGGCGCGGATTTGGTATGGGTAGCCGCCAGCGGCGGGGGTTCCACCCTGCGCAACCAAAGTTGAAAACATATTTGGAAATGTCATATTTTAAAACAATGGGCCTTCATCGAATCTGTTACCAAAGCCTGTCGCAACGACGGCAATAACAATTGAGTCAAATTCCCCGAATGAAGTCACTTCATACAATTCGATTAAGCTGTTTAGTGTCGGATTATATTGCTCAACTTCAGAAAAATCGAGGTTATATATTTTAGGTGTAACACTGCCCGGTATGCCGAATTTATCGCCTCTTTTAATAACAAACCTGTAAGTTACAACGTCGAAAAGTTTTTGTGATTTAAAATAATCAATATCAACGCCTGCACCTTTATTGTAATAATATGCGACATAATAATCCCCCAGTCTTTTGCTAATTTCAACGACTCCGCTTGTACCGACGCGACCGTACGCGGTCACGGTCGCTTTAATAAATCCGTTTCCCATGTCTTGATAGTCTGGGGATGGGAAAATGTAGGCGTCATCCATGCAAGGAGTTGCATCATCGAGTATATCTCCTTCATTAAAACTCTGGTAGTTTGCCTTTCCGTCATTTCGGCAAATGTAGTCCTGCGTAATCATACATAGCCCGTTGCGGAATGTTTTAACAAGACGATTTGCTTGTGGTATCCAATCCACTGAGCCGTGGTACGTGTAGTTGACTTCCATAAAAATCCTTTAAATTAGTGCTGCGGTTGGCAGTTTCGGTTCAATTTTTTCAACGGCGGTCTTGATCGCTTCGACTGCGGTTTTAATCATTTCGAGCAATCCGGTTGCGCCCGACTTCGCGGCAACGTCAAGCTCGATGCCGTCCTTTACCGAGTCGCGCAACCCTTTAACGCTCTTTTCTGCGTCAAGCGTGGTGGGTATTGAGCCGAATGCCGATTTAGTCTCCGCCTGCGCTTTTTGGTATTGCACAACCAAGTCGGCTGTTAGTGGATTTCCGCCCAAGAATTTGATTATTTTTTGGATTTCTTCTTGCCCTTTTGCTGAGTCGATGGGGCTTTTAGAAAGATCAGTTTTCACTCCGTTTAGATATGTCACAACGGCTCGGATTTGCTCTTCTCCTGTCTGCCCGATTTTGTCCAAGTTGAGCTTTTTAACAAGATCGGGGAAGCTCTTTTGGGCAAGATCAGTTCCAAGCAATTTATCCATCGCCTTCAATTCATCTTTCGCTGCTTTTGCCGAGTTCATCGCCTTATCCAACGCTTTAATCTCTTTTATATTTGAAAGAGTGTCGGCAAAGCCTGTTGCCGCTTTTAGGCTAAGATGCAATTTCTCTGCGTTTTCTGCGGCCTTGAAAAACAACTGATTTCCGTCCTTGTCGTATTGCTTTATGTTTGCGGAGTTGGTTGCGGCGATGGCCATGTTGGTCGCAAAGTTCTGCGCCTGGGCCTCTCCTAGTCCTGCGGCTAATGCTTTTTGATAATCTTCAAGCCATTTTTTTTGCGCGTTTAATTGCTCTATGTGCTCTGTATCTCCAGCTGCTTGCGCTGTCGCAAACTCAAGCTGGAATGCAAGCTCTTGTTGCTTCAGCGCATTTTGTTCGGCTTGCTTTGTTGCTTTTTCTGCATCAACCTCAGCCGCCTTTGCTTGGTTTTTTTGATATTCGTCGAAATATTTCCGCGCCTCTTGCTCTGCGGCGGCTTGCTCTTTTGTTGTATCGCTAACAGCTGTTGTCTGATCTTCTTGTGATTTTGTGATGCTTTGCGTAAGTCGATCAATTTCCTGCTGATGTTTTTCTAAGTCGGTAAACAACGGCGGAACGTCAGCCATATTTTGCTTGAAGTTTTCTGGAATATTGCCCATCGACTCGCCAGCCTTTTCTGCTGTCAGTTCAGCATGAATTGGTATTGCATCCAGCGAACGTTTAACTTCGGTTGCCGATGTTTCCGCTTGATACCTAAACGTGTCTGCCATTCCAGATTTACCGATGGCATCCATGAAATCAGCCATCACCAAATACAATTTTTCAGATATATATCCTGAAATCAAGTTTGCGAAATCTTGGAACAAAGCAACCAACGGCCCACTTGATGCGAATTGCTCCATTATGAAATCTCCGGTTGTCTTAAACGCCGCGACCATGTTCGCGTAAACGTTGTTCGCTGTCTCTTTGAATTGAATCTGTATTGCTTGTGCAACGATTTGAAATGCCGTTCCCATTTCCCCTGCGTCAATGGCATCTACTGCCGCTTGAAATCCCTTCATTCCCTCGCCTGCGCCTGTGAAAAATCCTGCTAGGTCTTGCCCTAGTTTTGTAGCATCAATGCGGGTCAGCGCGGTTGTTAGAGCGTCTAGTGCAGGCTTAACTTTGTCGATAATTCCTGCCGCAAATTCTACGAATTTACCACCGATGACCGTCAAGTTGTCGCTAATTTTATCAAACTGAGCGGCTCCCGCTTTCATCACTTCTGGCAACGATCCAAGTTGAGCCTTTGCCGTCTCAAGCTCGCCATCCATGTTTGCAAATACCTGGTTCAATGCACCGCCAGATTTTCCGAATATCTCCATCGATACGGCGGCACGCTCCGCAGGATCGGGAATGCCGGCAATCGCTTTTCCTATTGCGCGGAGTTGCTCATCCGGCGAAAGGTCTTGAAGCGTAGAGAGTGGGATGCCCAGTTTTGTAAATGCGTCAGCGGCCTTGCTTGTGCCGTCTCCAGCGTCAACGATGGCTTTTTGCATTTTGTTGAGAATCGGGCCAAGAGAATCGGCCCCAACTCCTGTGTTCTGAAAGGCTCGCTCCAAGAGCATGACTTTATCGACAGCCACGCCTGTGCGGTCTGAAAGCTCTGCAAGCCTGCCACCCATATTCAAAGCGTCTCCGAAGCTCTGCACGGTCTTCTGGGCGACAGCAAATGCCGCATCAATCGCTGCCGTTCCGAGTTTAACTGCCGCCCCTGCAATTCCTGCGCCTATTGCTATTTCGCCAAATCCTGTTTTACCCTTTTTACCAGCGTCTTCGGCTTTATCGCCAGCCGTTTTCATGTCCTTGCCTAGCTCGTCCACTTTTGGCGATGTCGCGGCAGACGAGTCTCCGATGGCCTTGATGTTTTTCTCCATCGACGTAACTTGCCCGATGCGCTTCATCGTGCTTTCGAGTTCGGTCATGGAAAGCTCACCGCTGGATACCTTTCCCTTGAGCTGGGTAAGTTCGTCCTGAACGGCCTTGAGTGTCTTTTCAAGTCCTGTATCTGTTGCTCCAAATTCTACGGTTACGTCTGCCATTTTATTAAGTTTCTAAAAGGGTTTTTTGTCTCTTTTTTAGGATCATGTTCATCTGGTTTCGCATCTTTACGACCACAACAGCGGTTGCATTATCCTCTTCGCTCTTTGGAATGACGTTGCTTGCCCACGGCACATTGTTGGTCAGATGCACACGAGGATTCTTAATATCGCTCGTCATATCTTGGACTTTACCCGACCCGCTTCGCATCGCCTTTTTTACCCAAGGTGGGAAGTTCGCAAGCAAACCTCCCTTGTTCACTTTTTTTAGCTGTGTCGCGCAATCTGCCCACCCACCCTTGCTGATGCCGACTCGCTTTTGCACTTCTGAAATGTATGTCTCTTGATCCGATACGGACGCGATAAATAGCTTTGATCCTCGTGACTTTGTGCGGCCTGTCGTTTTGTTCCGAGCCTCGTTGTGAACGGATTTCATTTTGCTTGCGCCAATGACTTCCATTCCTGTCCACTTATTCAAAAAGCCGATGTTGCGAAGGATCATTTCGACAATATCAAATCTGCCGCTTTTTATCAAAGCCTTGAGACGTGCTTTGATCCTTTGTGATCCGACTCTGTCAGCGTATTCGTCAAGTTGCTCTGTGTTTTTAATAATCTTGCCGATGTCATTTTTGACGCGAATAGTTCCAGACGTTTGCTCCGCCCCGAAAGGCTGCGTCCGCCTCGCCAGCTCTACGCAAAGAAGGCGAGCATTGAGCGAGACGGCGTCAGGAATCGTGACCTCGCGAATGGTCGCGTAGTCCGTCATGATCTGCTCAAACTTCACGCTTTCAAATTTAAACTTTGCCATATTTTGCGAGTGTCGCCTCTATGGTGGCGAAAGCGTCAACATCAACAGCGGAGTTGTTGCGAGACCACGGGCGGTGGATGCCGTTTGCGTAGTCGTCAGCCTGGAGCAACTGCAAGCCCACGGCGAATGGAAGCTCTTCGAGTATGTGAGCGAAGCCCCAGCCGGTCAGCTTGACGAGTCGAAAAACGTAAGCCGCAAGCCAGTTGGGGCCGTTTAGTTTCCCGACCCCGATCCTTCTTTTGATTGAGTTGCCGATGCGTTGTAAAGCTCAAATGCAGCGTTCATCGCGTCCGTCATTGCCGATATTTCAAGGTGGTGGATCATGTTGTTTTCGATCCACGAATCCACGGCGTTGATGAATGCGCTCCGGTCATTGACGACCGAGCGAATCGCGCTGTACGGCTC